AGTGCTACGGCAGTGACAATAGAAATTAAATTTCTAATTGGCATACCAACTGTTGTCTTATCGCTTATCTCCATTTAACATCTCCAACGTTTACGAGCCTGTCTTAATCTTGAATTAGGGTCTTTGGCAGCTTTAGGAAATTGTTTCATTTGTCCTGCAGAACGAGCACAAAAAGATTTTCTTCTCTTCGCATCTTTACTTCCAGGTTTTACTTTTCCTGTAACTGCAGTCTTTAACTTCGAACCAGGGTTCTCGGCACGATATCGTTTAACTCCTGCCTTAGTCATTCCCGCCCCTTGTTTAGTGGGGCGGAAATATTTTTTAGTTTTTGGTGGTTGCTTGTCCGCCATTATGCACCTGTGTAAAATACTGTCACTGTTGCGTTCGCTGTTGTGACGGCAAGATTTGTTTTAAAAACAACACCTTGCTCAGGTATGTGCATGGATGTGTCAGAACTATTTGCTAGGATAGAAACATTGAATTTTTCAGTGCCTCCATCAGAGAAAGTTACAAGTCCTGTGCCATTTCCATTACTACTAAGAAAAAAACCTTTCAGCCTTGATCTTGAAGCAGAGACAACATTAGCTGTTTGACCGGAAGCCACGCTTTTCGCATTTACGTCTGTATCGAAGGCCATGATTTACTCCTTATGTTTGTATGTTACCTGCATCTTTTACATAATAGTAAATGATACCTGTAATTGTACCACCGCCAGCAGCAGAAGCACCTTTACCACCAACAATTTTTACTCTTTCAGACATTGGTGTTCCAACGTCACCAAGAGCTGCACCTGCGGTTGAATCACCACCCCATACAGTTACGACTGCACCTGCGTCTGCATCCGCTTCATTAAGTAGACCATCTATGTCTACAAAGGTAGTGCCACCATCAAAATCGGTATAACCCATATCGATAGTTGGAGATGAACCTCCTGTTGCATCACCATTAAATGAAATACCTGTTACTACTGCATTTTGTGGAAGTACGACTTTTCTTGTATCAGTTGCAGATACTTGAACATCAGTTCCTGCGTTTGCAGTTGGAACAAAGTAAAACTGTGCTGCAAGTTGTACTGAACCCGCATAGGTTTCTCTTTTATTATCGCCACCATTGGATCTTACGATTCCAGTGAATGTTGTTGTTCCCATATTAAACCTCCTTGGTTATATAGACCTCGCCATACAGTCTCTATATTGTCAGTCTAGCTCTGTCTGCATGACTCGTTTGTTATGCTAGATATTACAATTAGTACCATAAAAAAAGGGGGCAAAAAAGCCCCCTAATTTATTATTATTTATGTTTGGATTATGCTGCACCTGGAGAACCAAATACACATCTAGGATCAGAGAATCCAAATGAATATCTCTCTCTAGCTTTGTATCTTACGTTTCCAGTATCAAAGTCACCTTCCATAGATGTTCTAATTGGTGATCTTTGGAACAACTTAAATCCGTTTGGAATGTCAGTCTTGATGAAGAAAGCATCTGGATCTGTTAAGTAGTGGTTTACTACATAACCTTCAGGTAGCATTCCCATGTTTCTGATAGCGTTTACGTCATTATCAGCTGTTCCAGTTCTTAACTGAGACTGTGTTAGTCTTTCAGCTACGAATTGTAACTCAGAAGGAATGATTAGTTTTCTACCTTGAGTCGCAATTAATAAGCCTCTTTCGTCGATGAAAGCTGCAATATCAATTAAAGACTGCTCCAGAGAAGTTTCATTTAAGTCAGCAGGTGTTGCTAACTCGTTTCTGAAATCTCCACCAGTTGCTGTTGGGTGATCAGTTGCACAGAGTGGTACGCCGTCACCACCAGGGAAGCTAGTGCTGAACGCATTGTTTAATACGTTTGCAGCTTTAACCTGCTTGGTGTTTGCCATGGAACGAGCAAGAGCTTTTGTGTATCTTGCTGAGATTCTGTCATAAAGATTATCTTCGACAGCTTCCTCAGTGATTGCAAAACCTAATGCAATTGTTTCATGTGTGTAACGTGCTGTGAAAGTTTCTGTTGCATTGTCATAGACAATTGAACCACCTTCAGATTTAACTCTGGCATTACCAAAACCTGATAACATTACCTCTTCTTCGAATGCTCGATCAGAAGTTTCTGTTTCAAAAATTTCAGCGTGCTCAGCGTCATATCGATTATACTCCAGGCCGAATAAAGCATTCAAACCCGGCTCTAACTCTTTAACGAGTTGACTTCTAGATATAGCCATAGTTTAACCTCCTATACGCCTGTTGTATCAGTTAATTGGTGTAAGTTGATTTTTACTTTAATCGCTGCGTTAGCGGCTGAATAGTCGCTATTGTCAACGTCAGTAGAAAGACCTACAACTTTAAAGTTGGATGTTGCATTTGCTGCAAAAGATGTACCATCAATTGCTACATTGGAAATACCAGAAATGGTAGAACCATTTGAATATGTAGCGATGTTACAAGTTGAACCAACTTGTGCTTGTCCTGCAGCAGATGAGTTACATTTAACTTCATATACCACATTTGGGTCATCAATGACATAAGCCTTGATGTCGTCAGCTGCTATGCCGCCTGGGTAATAATTACTCCATGTTGGTTTCGATGTAGTTGGATCAGTGTATTCACAACCATTAAAAATACCAATTAGTGTAGCACCAGCAGCATTACCTAAATCCACGACTCCAGCAGCTGTTAAAACAACTGGATCGCCTTGGAAAATAGCTTGGGTTTCACCGTTTGCAATTTTGTACTCATTCTGGCCTTGACCATTGTAAGCAGCTCCTTGCAATTGTATTGGGCGAAAACCATAGTTACTATTTTGATTTGCCATAGTATTGCTCCTTTTTTAATAAAGTGACTTAGTTGGATTTTTTATTTCCACCAAAAGTCACACGACTTTGCCTATCTGCATTGATAGGCATGCTTGGATGTTGCTCTCTGAGAGGATCTGTTTCCCACGCTTCAGTCTGTTGATTAGTCTTTTGCGTGTAATAATCATTACGTTGATTAACAATCTCCTCAGGGATTCTTGCCAATAGCAAGTCACCTACGCTGATGACACCCTCATAAGCTTTAATACCTCCGTTGTAAGCAGAGTATAGACCATCTGAATATTGATCAGCTCTGACCAATTCCCAGCCTTCTCTGAGTCGAGCATTGATATTTTTAGTATCATCTGCTCCATTTACACGATGACGGAGCCATCTTTGCTTATATCCATCAGGACATGGTGGTGCGTCTAACTGAGACGGTGGCTTCCAAGACGTTGGTCTTGTCTCTTTAGCCCTTGTTTGTGCACTTCTTGGTGTTTTTATATTATCTGTCATTTTGTACCTCCTTAAACGTACTTAGCATATTCGCTCAAAGGGACTCCAAGCTTATTTGCTATTTTTACTTGACTAGGAGTCAACCTAACAGATTTGCGTCCACTGGTTGCAGACCTTGAAGCAGAAGCAACATTTTGGACGATTTTGTTACCTCCGGTGGCCTGATCCGAACCCCTCGAAAAGGATTCTGGAAACTTGTTTTTAACTCTATTAGTCAATTCATCATAATAGTCATCGGACTCAGTGTCAAATCCTTCTGCCACTAATCCACGATGTATTCTTTGAGCATAATCAGTCATTTCCTCATCTTGTCTAAACCAAGGATTCTTTTCTGCCCAGGCTAATGCCTTGGAAGAAGGTTGTGGTCTAGGTTGAGGTTGTTGAGCATAAACTTGTTGCTCTTGCTCTAACTGTTTTTGGAACTCTTCATACTCACGTTCTTTTTTAGTTTTAGTTACTCTAATTCTTTCCGCTTCTAAATCTAATTTAGTCAAAGCTTGACGTGCTTCTTCTTCTCTCTGATAATCACCCGCTTCACGAGCAGCAATCAGATTTTGACGAGCAAGATCCGCAGCCATTTTGTTTCGAACTTCACTTTCTGACATATAACCTTTGTCAATGTCATAAGTTTTCTTTCTAGTTTCGGAAAGTTCTTTTTGAACGTTTTGTGCGAAGATAAGAGCAGCTTCACGCTCTCTTTCAGCTTCTCTGAGTTTCCAAGTCATTTTATCAATTCTTTTTTTGACTTTATCAGAGTATTCATCCATTTCATTTGACTGTTCTTCAACAGCAGGATTTAATGGATCTTTTTCTTCCGTTTTGACGTCTTCATAAGACTCTGGTTTTACGGTGCCGTGAGATTTATCTTCAACCTCAACGATCTGTCCATCACCAGAGGTATCAAGATCGACCATCTTGTCTTTTTGAGCAGAAGTAATTTCTGTTTGCATGGTTAACCTCCCATGTTACATAATTGTTAGTATGTCCTCTGGGCTATCAACAGTGCCGAGTATCTCGTCATCATTGAGTAACCTTACTTCCCCATCTTCTATCTTTATTCTTGATCCTGCGTATCTGCCAAACACAACCCAATCGCCTTGTTTACACCAAGGACCATTAGGAAACTTTTCTTTATCTTGATAGGCATCAGGTCCTACTGCTAAAACTAAAGCAACTGATGCTGTCAATTGAGAATCTTCAACTGTTTTGTCGGTAAGTAAAACACCACCTTTGGTTTTCTTCTCTGCTTTAAAAGGTAATACTAAAATTCTCCAACCGACCGGTGAAGGTAATTTTTCTAATTCTTTTCTATCCTTCTTTACATCCATAGAAGGATTTTTCATTTTATTCGCTATGTGATCAGGCACATATAAAGTTTTAGTCATCTATTTTCTCCTCTTGTTCCAGCAGGCGAGAAAGTTCCTGTTGGCATGCTTCAAGCATGTGTATCTTACCTAAAATATACTTGTAATCTTCAATCTTTTCAACCCCCACAATGAGGTTTTCTAAGAGATTTTCTTTTAGGCTTTTAAGTTCTTTTTGATAGTTATAAATTACAAAAGTGCTCATTTGAGAGTGTTATGTCCAGGCACCATTTTTTGCCAACGGCTGTTATTACCATCTTTAGTAACATACCATGTTTGTTCTATACTTTGATTAGCACCATAAGCTTCAATACCAAACTTATGAAGTGCATGTGGCACTGCTTGTTTAACTGATTCTAATAAATAATCATCACCAAACATTGTTCCTGTTGGTTTTAACTTTGGCCACCAGTTTTCAATATCATCCATGACAGGTTCATATTCATGTGCACCATCCACCATAATATAATCAATACTCTCATCTTTGAATTGATCTAAAATTTCTTTTGAGTCGGATCTTCCTTGACAAGGAATCACCATATTGCGACCAATGAAGTATTGTAAATTTTCTTTAAAGATGTGTGAAAAATCTTTTGGTAAATTTAGTGATGAATGTTCTG